GCGTAGCAGAAGGCGCAATGTTAACACCTGAAATAAGTTTGGTCATTGCTCGCCCACAAGTAACGCAATGAAACGAATGCTCATCATTAAAGCCATGTATTATTTCTTCAACGTTTCCACATTGTGTGCATCTATAGTCATACCGTGGCATAACCCTCAACCTCTATTCCGTAACCAGCATTTTTTAACGAATTTAGTTCATCATCTGTAAAATCAGTAGGGGATTCATGCCCACCATATATTGTTCGAGAAACTGTACTCATGTCTGCCGGTTGTCGAGTCGTTACTGACCCATCGTTTAATATAAATATATTAACGCCTCTAGCCGTCGGAGGATAGAATCTCCGCAAGTTCCTAGCAGGACTAATAGTAGGAAACCTAGTAACGTCTAATGTCGGAACCGTATTTTCAAACACAGGCACATACTTTGTATTGAATAATAGTTGATCTACAGACGTTGTAGCATTGATTGTAGACACACTTATGTTCTGGTCCATACTGACGGTCACAGACGGCGTTGTAGACGTTCCACCTATAACTGATGGTTCTACACTAGCGTTGCCTGAAATCGTCGCAGACGGCGTTGTAGCAGCCGTAGAAACGACGCTAGGAGCAACGCTCGCTGTGCCAGATATAGTCGCAGATGGCGTAGTCGTAACACCAGCAATAACACTAGGTATTACGCTAGCCGTACCCGATATTGTCGCCGACGGCGTAGTAGTAGCGCCAGCAATAACGCTAGGAGCTACACTAGCTGTCCCTGATACAGTCGTAGCAGGAACAGTCGTCGTACCTGCAATCACCGCAACGACAGCATTCGCAAATGCTGTTACGGTTACAGCCGGAACAGTCGCAGAACACGCTATTGTTGATGCGTTTACTGTCGCATCTGCCTGCGAATAGTTTACGCTTGAACTTGCGTAGGTAACCGCAGATGAACTGTAGTTTATTGTCACCTGCTGACCTCACTACTCGTCGCCGTACAGGGACTCCTCAGATGCAGTATTCTTACCAGCTAAAGAACACGACCTATCACCAATTTTTGTAGCAGCCCAACTTTTAAGAACCGACAACACAGCAGCAAAACCAGAAGCTATAACAAGTTTCCAGTTACTTACTCCCATGTCAAGAAAGCTGTTACCACTGATTGTGGCTACCGCTGCTTGCACAAACGTTGCTGCACATCGCTCAAGTAAATCTAGATATTCTTTCATCGTAATAATGCCTTCCAAGTATTTGGGCCAACTATGCCGTCAACATATAATAGCCGACGCTTTTGGAACTCCACAACAGCCTTTCGAGTGAGTTTGCCAAAATCAGAATCTATTTTGTACCGATACAGTCCTTTAGCGGCCAACAACTGCTGGACAACCTTAACTGCTGCTCCTTTAGAACCTTTTTTCAAAGGGTGAGCAGTAACTAAAGCCTCTATTTCAGCAAACGCAGCAGCAATACCCTTAACATCTTGCTTCGCTGTTTTCTTAGCCTTTGTCCCTTTCAAAGCAGGCGCATCAAACCACTGAATTTTACCTTTAACTACTTTACAAGGCTGATGATGCCACCACTCAGAAGGAACTGTCTTAACAATACCGTACTCTTTAGCTATAGAATTAACCTGTGACGTAGACAAACCACGCCCAACAATACGGAAATCAACAGCATAGCCCCAGTTATTAAACGCTTTCTGCTGCATGTGATAGGAGCCTTGAAACCCTGAAGAAGTTATCCTGTCAGGATTAGCAGCTAAATTAAACCCTGCCCTTCCGCTTTTGTATCCGTCGTAAAGATATTTCTGTTGTGCATAGGTACGCACACCAGATACGACTTTAACTTTGTTACGGATACGACTGTCTTTAAAGAATGCTTCTAGTCTGCGTTTAAACTCTGGGTGTAGTAGTTCGATATTAACGTGTTTACTGGTCGTCGGTATCATCTTGTTGCTCTGTTAGCTTTCTGATTTGTACTGCTTGTATGCAAATCTGTAGTTGTAGTGGAAATTGTCTTTCTATTTCTTGAAGTACTTCTACTGGGCTAAGTTCCATTTTATCCTTCTAACGCTTCTACTTTATCAGCTAATTTCTGGCACATCTGCAATAACATAGGAACTAGCACTGAATATCTAATGTGCTTGTAACCTTCTGAATCTGTTTTTACTAAACCTGCCATTACTTGCTCTGTTGGTTGTGCAATAAGACCAAGCAATTTCTTTCTACTTTCTACAGTAGTATCAACAAGCGAAACTTTCTTAGTGCTTTCATCAATTTCTCCAGCATCATTTTCGTCATAGTCAACTTTTATTGCTTTGCAAAAATTAAAGTTTTTGACTTTTAATTTGCGTAAATCTTCGTAGTAATCTCTAGCGTCTACAATGTTTTCTTTAAGTCTTTCATCGGAAAGAGAACCATATGAATTATTTGTATTATCAACATCGCCATCAGCTTCAATTTGAAAATGTTTTGTTCCAGTTGAACTAACATTTGACAAAACATATACCACGTCATCACCTGAAGTGCTTGTAGTTCTATAAAAAGCTGCTGCGAGATTTGATGTTTTAACACTGAAAAAACCATCGGTGCTGGGGAAATCACTTCCACCTGTTGTGCCTACAAAGAAATATCCGCTAGAACTAATCGCTGCTTTCAGAGAGCCAGAGGTAGCAAAACCTATTCTGTTAGTATCTGCTAAATACACCCCTGTATCTTGATCCCCTGAAAAAGTAATTGAAGGTGCGCCTGCACTTCCATCAGATGCCTGAATAGTCCCACTAACAATAAGAGCATCAGCCGACTCATCCCATTCCATGTATTTACCATCAGTAGCACCAAAAAACTTAACATCATGCCCTGTGTCATTAACTCCGACAGTTAAAGTTCCATCAAGTTGAGTATTAGCATCAACATCTACATTGCCATCAATGTTAACAGTGCTACTAAACGTAGTCGCTTTAGCAACCGTAATAGCCTCAGAACTATCAGTAGTCGTAAACGTAATATACGCATTATCAGCTTCCTCAATAATCAAAGCAGAAGCCTGATTATCAGGAATTTTAATAGAGTTCTCACCAGCATTCGTAAACTGCAACGCACCATCAGCGCCACCAGACAACACTAAATCACCAGCAATATCAGCAGAGCTAGACAGATCAAGCGTAGCTGCATCTAACTCACCAGTTAGCGTAACATTACGGAAACTAGCAATGTCTTTACTAGCGTCAACAACAACAGCTTTAGAAGCAGTAACAGTACCGCCTGTAACGCCATCAAGAAGATTAATCTCAGCAGCAGTCGAAGTAACTGCTGTAGAACCAAGAATTAAATCACCTTCAGGAATAGTAACATCACCAACAAACGTAGGAGTCGTATCCCAAGCAGAAGTACCAGTACCAGTACCAATTAGCACAGCACCAGAAGAAGGCGTGGTATCACCAGTACCCAACTTCTCTTCAATCTGCAACACAGCACCATTCACATTATTATGAATCGTCGCATGGTTAGGCGAATTAAGAGTATCAGAATCCGCTATATTATCAGGAAGCTCATTAGGATCTCTGTCTAAATCACCCGGAAATCTAGTTGCCATCATTCACCTCTTATGGAGTTAAGTCAATCGTAAAAATACCGCCAGAAGCAAACGTAATCGTAAACGTTCCATTACTCGACGAGAAATCAGAACCAAAATCAATGTATGCGATAAGCGGATCATTAGTTAAAGAATCATCATAAATCACAGCGCCTCTGGCGTTTGTAATTGTTGCGGAGGACCATGATGTGTCGGCGGCATCAAACTTAATTGTGCCACCTGTTTGCGTTAAAGACAAACTGCCTAACGTGTTACCACCCGAAGTATATCCTGTCCCAGAAACCTCGTTAGATACATCGCTCTTAAAATCGTGCGCCCCAAAGTCAGGGGTGTACGACGACGTAACCAACATAATTTTAATCGTGTCATTGTCTAGGTCTAACGCATGACTGTTATTCAAAGCGTTAAGAAAAGTTATTCCATAAAGACCACTAGCCATCAGCGTTCTCCTCGTCAGTTACAACGCTGGCTTGTATTGTCTCAGCAGCTATAACTACATCTACTTGTTCATCTTCCATGATTCACAATAATAATCTAATCAAATAAAGAAAGATAGAGGGTAGGCCAACCTCCCAGTAAAGTCAGCCTACCCTACTACCAGTAAGGAGCTATTAGTTAGCGCCTATTGAGGATGATGTTTC